TTCACATATTACGGAATTATTAAAAAAGCAGATACTAAACCCACAAGCACTCAACCTACAACACCTTCCGGTGAAGATATTGGAGGCTTCAACCCTAATGTCACAGGTGACGTTCCTTTGACATCACCAGTCAATGATAATAAACCTGATCCAATTAACATTGAAAAGGATTTTCAAAATTGGAATAAAAATGCCACATCCTTTATTAATAATTTTAATAATTTAAAATGGATGACTACTCAGTTGAAAGGAATTCTCGAAACAAGCGTTGCTGCTATTGCTTCAATTCCTCTTGTAGGTAGATATTTCGTAAATCCATATGCTATTCCAGTCGCCATCCTTCTTGCTGTAGGCATTGGTGGAGCATTTCAGTTCAGAAAATATCTTTCTAGAAGGTCTCACAGAAAGGCAAGAGAAGTTGCTAGAGATAGAAAGCTCGTTCAGGAACTTGGTTTTGCAACAAAAGACTTAAAAGCAAGTATGACCGAAAAAGAACAAGAAGATTTTATTAAGTCACTTGAAGATTCTGAAAGAAAAGATCCAAAAACAAGAAGGCTATACGACTTATGAAATTAATTACGGAATTAAACGAAGAAGTAAACTTTCTTAAAGAAAATAAGTCTGGTAAGCCAGAATACTTTATTCAGGGTATTTTTATTCAAGGTGAGAAGAAAAATAAGAACGGTAGAGTATACCCTATCGAGATCCTTGAAAAGGAAGTGGCAAAATATTGTGAAACTCTTGTTGAAAAGAACAGAGCTTTTGGTGAGTTAGGGCATCCCGAAGGACCAACAATCAACTTGGATAAAGTATCTCATATGATTGTTGAGATTAAACAGGACGGTCCAAACTTTATCGGTAAGGCAAAGATTATGGATACGCCAAACGGTAAGATCGTCAAGACTCTTATCGATGAAGGTGCAACACTTGGCGTTTCGACAAGAGGAATGGGTTCTTTGAAATCCAGAGGTGAGTTTCAGGAAGTTCAGAGTGACTTCTCTCTTGCTACTGCAGCAGACATTGTAGCAGATCCATCTGCTCCTGATGCTTTTGTAAATGGTATTATGGAAGGTGTTGAGTGGATTTGGGACAATGGAATCTTAAAAGCTTCTACAGTTGAAAGATATCAAGATATCGTTGAAGAGAAAACTAGATCAAATAGTTTGACACCAGAAGCTAAACTATCGTTATTTGAGGATTTTCTCAAAAACTTATCTAAATAAATAATACTCAGTTAAGGGAGTTTTTAAAAATGGCACGTAGAAAAAAGATTGTCGAATCGACAAACATTCAGCCTGTAGAGGAGCCAACACCAGAGTTGTCTTCTTCTCAAGTTGTTGCTGAACCTAAGCCTTCGGCTAATCCTGCTGATAATCCAGCACCGGGTGAGCCAATGCCTAGATCAGAACTAAACGCTGCTGTGATCAATGCTGTTCTTACAGCAGATGACGCAAAGGCAAATCAGATCTTGGCTGCTGTTGCTGAACCTGCTCCAGAGCAGTCTGAAGCAAAGCCCGAAGACAAAGTTGATGAAGTTCCAGACGAAGCTGCTGTAGTAAACCAGTCCACAATTATGGCTAAAGAAGCTGTAGGTGCAATTTTTGCTGGTGAAGGTCTTTCCGAAGAACTTATGAACAGAGCCGCAGCAATCTTTGAAGCAACTATTGCTCAGAAGATGGAAGAAGTGGAGCAAGAAATTATTGCTGAACTTTCTGAAGACTTTGATCTTCAGTTCAATTCTGAAGTAGAAGCTTTGGCTGAATCTGTTGAAGGCTTTATCACAGATGCCGTACAAGATTACATGGTTGAAAATAAACTTGTTCTTGATAACGGAATCAAAGGTGATCTTTACGAAAGTATGATTACTGATATTTCCAAAGTCATCAAGTCTTACAATATTGCAATTGATGATTCTCAAGTAGAAGTCGTTCAGGAAGCTTACACTGAAGTTGAAGAACTTAAGGGCAAGCTGAATGAGCAAATCAAAAAGAACATGAACCAGAGATCCCATATCAATGAGCTTGAAAAGGCTCTGGTTTTCGAAGCAGTTTCTGCCGACCTTTCTTTGATGCAAAGAGACAAGCTAAAGAAATTAGCAGAAAATGTTGATGCTGACAATGCTTCTCAGCTTAATGATAAATTAGTAGCACTTAAGGAAACTTTCGTTGCAAATGAGTTTGATACAGCATCGGTTATTAGAGAAGCAGTGTCTTCCAATGTTTTCTATATGGATGAGCAAGTTGAAGTTGAGCAAAATGATAAATACATCGACGAGAATGTAAAGAAATACGTTGATGCAGTTTCTAATCATGTAAAAAAAGTCTAAAGTAATAGGAGTTACAAATGAACTTACACGAAAACGTCGTAAATAAGTGGTCTCCTCTCCTTGATCATCCAGATCTGCCAGAGATTGAGAATAGCCACAGAAGAGCAGTGACAGCACAGTTGCTCGAAAACACCGAGAGATCCATTGCAGAGCAAGCTGGTTTTGCTCCACAGTCTCTCTTAGAAGCTGCGCCTACAAACGCAATGGGTGCTTCTTCTTCCGTTGCTGGTACAGGCAACGTAGACATCTACGATCCAGTCCTCATTTCTCTGGTTCGTCGTTCCATGCCTAACCTCGTAGCATATGACATTTGTGGTGTCCAGCCTATGACTGGTCCTACTGGTCTGATCTTTGCTATGAGATCCCGTTATGATTCCCAGACTGGTACAGAGGCAATGTACAACGAAGCTAACACTGGCTTCTCTGCACCTCTTACTGGTGCTGCTTCTAACGAAGAAGGTCAAGCTGGTCAGAACCTTGGTGATCAACCTGCTGGTGCAAATACTTCCTACAACTATCAGGGTGGTATTGCAACTGCTGACGCTGAAGCACTTGGTGGCAACACCACTTACCAGTTCCCAGAAATGGCATTCAGCATTGAGAAAGTAGCTGTGACTGCAAAGTCCAGAGCGCTCAAGGCTGAATACACAATGGAACTGGCACAGGATCTGAAGGCAATTCATGGTCTGGACGCTGAAACTGAACTTGCTAACATCCTGCAAGCTGAAGTTCTGGCTGAAATCAACCGTGAAGTTGTTCGTACAATCAACCTGACTGCTGTAACTGGCGCTCAACATAACGTAGCGTCTTCCGGTACTTTCGACCTTGACGTTGATTCGAACGGTCGTTGGATGGTTGAAAAGTTCAAGGGTCTGATGTTCCAGATCGAGCGTGAAGCAAACCAAATTGCTAAAGATACCCGCCGTGGTAAGGGTAACATCATGCTTTGTTCTTCGGACGTAGCTTCTGCCCTGCAGATGGCTGGTGTTCTGGATTACACCCCTGCACTGAACGCTAACAACCTTGAAGTAGACGACACAGGCAAGACTTTTGCAGGTGTACTGAATGGTCGTATGAGAGTATACATCGATCCTTACTTCGTAGGTGGTTCCGGCAACCAGTACATGACCGTTGGTTATAAGGGTGCTAATGCATTCGATTCCGGTCTGTTCTACTGCCCATACGTACCTCTGCAGATGGTACGTGCTGTAGGCGAAAACAGCTTCCAGCCAAAGATCGGCTTTAAGACCCGTTACGGTATGGTTGCTAACCCATTCGCTGAAGGTGACAACGCTGGTGCTGGTCGTATCGAGCAGAATTCCAACAAGTACTACAGAAGAGTAACTGTTGCAAACTTGATGTAATCGAAACTGCACAAATTTATTATGACAAGGGGGCTTCGGCCCCCTTTTTTTATAAATACTATTATAATTATTTTTGGAGAGTTACATGTCTTATTCTAAAAGTTTAATTGAAGAAATTTACGGTCCACAGCAACCAGCAAATATTTCTGTAAGATTAAAAAGTGGCATGCCAAATATACCTTTAACAAGTCCTTTACAGGCAACAGGTGCTGATATTGATGTTGGCGGTGCTTTAGGTGCGGGTGAAGCTGCTCTTAGAAGAGTGGTAACGGGTGCTGGTGATGTAGGTCAAAAAACAATAGACTACGCTGCTGAAAAAGGCGCAGGACTTTTAGGTACTGCTGGTGATGTAGGTCAAAAAACAATAGACTACGCTGTTAGTAAATCTAAGGGAGCAGGATCAGATGTCATGTCTGGTGCTTTAAGTTCTTTAGGAACAACACTTAGTAAACCTAAAAATTTAGCTGCTCTTGGTGCAGGAGCATTAGCAACAGGTGCATTGGTTGGAACTGGTGCTACCATTGCTAACCGTGTTTTCGGACGTAGAAAAAAAGACAAACGCAAGAGATAAAAATGTACAGCAAAAACCTTATCAATGAATTAAATTCTAGAAAAGATAAAGATGATTTGTACTACAAGCAAGTAGATTTCGATCCTTATGCTCCAAAATATACTGTTCCACAACTTGCTACCACAGCAGGTGGTTTAGCCGGAACAACTTTGGGGTCTCAGGCTGGAATGAGATTAGGACAAGCAACAAAGATTCCCGGTGCTGGTATTGTTGGATTAGGTGTTGGTGGTGCTTTAGGTGGTGCTTTGGGATCTATCGGTGCTTATCAACTTGCTAAGATGGCAAGACCAAAGAAGAAAAAGCCTAAGAAACTTGTACAGTACTACAAATAATGCTTAGTCAAAGTTCACAGCCTTCATCTCTGAATTATATTCAACCTAATAATTTTACATTCAGAGTAAAAAGGCTTCCTGACCTAAATTTTACAGTACAGTCTATTAACGTTCCCGGTATTTCTGTTGGACGTGTTGATCAGCCAAACCCTATTCAGGGTTCTCCTTTGCAGGGCGATAGATTATTCTTTGCAGATCTTTCTGTTGCTTTTCTTGTAGATGAAAATATGGAGAACTACAGAGAAATCTTTACATGGATGAGCAGAATAACAAATCAAAGTTATAAGCTTCCGGGTAACTACCATTACTCTACTATTAGAGACGCTAAACCTGCTTCTGATGAAGGTTTATTTTCAGATATTTCAATTAATATATTGACTTCAGCTAAAAATCCTAATATAAGATTAAAGTTTACTGATGCTTTTCCTATTCAGTTATCGGATCTACTTTTTGATTCTCAATCAGATCCATCTCAGTTTGCAAAAGCACAAGTGGTATTCACATACAGAGATTATGATTTTGAAATAGTTGGTGGTTGATGAACATAAAAGATATCTATGAGAGTTGGGAACAAGATTCCAAATTCGAAAGAGATCTTCTTATAGAAGAAACTTTAAAGATTCCAAGATTACATTCCAAGTATCTTAGAATTCTTTCTGAAGAAAGACTCAAACTCAAAAAATATGAGTCTGACTACAAAAAGCTTTTCCGTCTCAAGCATGAATATTACAGAGGAGATCTTGATAAAGATATCCTCAAGAAAATGGGCTGGGAACAAAACCCACTCAAGATTCTACGCCAAGACTTGGACATGTATATTCAACAGGATGATGACATTATTGAATTGTCAACAAGAGTCTCACTACAGAAAGAAAAAATTTCTCTAATTGAATCTGTGATGCAGCAGATCAACAACAGAGGATATCAAATTAAATCAATCATTGATTGGGAAAGATTTAAAGAAGGCTTGAATTGATAGAAATCAAAAAAGTTAATGAAGTTTATATAAAGGTTGATTGTCCAGAAGACGTTGCATACGAACTTAGTGATCTATTCACTTTTGAAGTTCCGGGTGCAAGATTTAGTCCTGCATACAAAAAGAAGTTGTGGGACGGTAGAATAAGGTTATTTAATCTTAGAAAAAGAACGTTGTATGCAGGTCTGTTAAATCACATCAAAGAATTTTTTGATGAGAAAGACTACGAATACAATGTAGAATTCCCTACAGACCCTTTATCAATAAAAGACTTTCAGTCTTTTGTCAGGGACATTGGAGTCCCTGACTCTATCAAGCCTAGAGATTATCAGATTGAAGCTATTAAACATGCTACTTCTA